GAGTTTATGAATTATCAGGTCACAGACCAGATGACAGAGTATTTTGATGAGTTTGAAAGAATGCTCTTCCATTTACCCCTGATAGGTTCTGCATTTAAGAAAATTTACTTTGATTCAGGTCTAAATCGCCCTGTATCCGAGTTTGTACCTATAGATCAGTTCTATGTATCGTACTATGCCACAGATTTACGCCGTGCAGACAGGTATACACACGTAATTTACCGTTCTCCAGTAGAAATGCGAAGAGATATTGCTGCAGGAATGTACTCAGACATAGAATTACCTGAAGCATCTACCCCACA